ATGGCCCGGCAATACGGCAGCGGCTCCGTCTACCAGCGCGCCTCGGACGGCAAATGGGCCGGCATCATCGAAGCCGGCTACACCCCGACCGGCGGCCGGCGGCGCCTCACCGTGTACGGCACAGACCGCAAAGACGCCGAACGCAAGCTCCGCGCCAAGCAACGCGAAGTCACAGCGGAGGGCATGCCGTCGTCCAGCAGCGCCACTGTCAAGTCATGGGCCGAGCACTGGCTGCAGCAGCAGCAGCAGGAGGCCAAACCGAAGACGTGGCTCGGCTACCGCACCACGATCAACCGCTGGGTCATCCCGACCATCGGGCACAAGCGGCTCGACAAAATCAGCCCGATCGACGTCAAAGCCGTCGGCAAGGCCATCCGGGCTGCCGGCCTGTCAAGCACCACCGCCCGGCAACATCAAGTCGTGCTCATCGGATGTCTGCGCACGGCCGTGTCAGAAGGTGGGCACCGAATCAACCCCAGCATCTTCGCGATGAAGGCACCCGCGAAGGCCGTCAACGATCGAGCGGCCATCGCTACGGCCGACGCCCGGGCGCTGCTCACCGCCGCGGCCGCCGCGCCGGACGGCTCCCGGTGGATAGCCGCGCTGCTGCAGGGCATGCGGCAAGGCGAATGCCTCGGCCTCACCTGGTCATCCATCGACCTCGACGCCGGGATCTGCGACGTGTCCTGGCAGTTGCAGGCGCTACCCCGGATCACCCGCGGCGCCCGGTCCGGTCCGCTGCGGGTCCCCGACGGCTACGACTACCGCGTCCTCGATGGCGCGCTGTGCCTGGTCCGGCCGAAGACGGCTCGAGGGAAGCGGCTGATTCCGCTGGTGCCGCCGATGGTGGCCGCGCTGCGGCGGTGGCAGGCCATCGCGCCGGCATCGCCGCACGGCCTGGTGTGGCCCCGACCGGATGGTCGGCCGGCCAAAGTCAAGAGCGATGAGGCTGCCTGGGTGGCGCTGCAGGACACGGCGCAGGTCGCCTCCGTCGACGGGGTGCTCGGCCGGCGCTACCTACTCCACGAAGCCCGGCACACTTGTGCGACTTTGCTTATGCAGGCGCGGGTGCCGGAGTCCATCCGCATAGCCATCCTCGGGCACTCCACCGCCGCCATCACCCGCGGCTACGAACACTCCTCGGACGAGCAGACACGGCAAGCCCTGCAGTCGGTGGCGGAGCTGCTGGGCATCGGCGGCGGGTAGTTCCGTCACGGTGACGGGTCAGCAGCAGTCAGTCGGATGCCATCGCCGCGGCGATGGCGTGACAGATCAGTCGACGGCGCCATGGTCCCGAACCTTCATCTCCACCCCGGCATCCCGACATGAGGACACCACACCATCCTGCGCACGAACAATGTCCACGAGTGCTGCGGTCAGATTTGGGTCATCTTCCCCATCGGCGGAGCTTCCTGCCTTGGCGTAGTCCGACCAGGCCGACGAGGCGGCGGTGAACGCCGACTCAACTACGGTCCCCCTCACTGCGACGGGCTGCACCGCGTCGATTGCGGCCTGCGCCTGCGTGGGAATATTTGCTCGATGCATCGGTCCGCCACCCGCTGAGGCTGCAGCATAGAGCGCGTCGAACTTGGCTGCCGCGTTCGAGCATGCCGACTGGACCGCACTGGGCACGTTCGATCCGCACCCGGCCAGCAGCAGCGCCAGCGCTGCCAACCCTCCTGCGATTCGATGCTTCATGCCGTGTCCCTCCGGTTACGCTCGATCGCTCGGCGCAGATAGTGGCGTTCTGATGGGTGGAGATGCCGGATCCGCTCGGTGAGAAGTTCCGGTGTAACGAATAGAAGCTTGGCGGCGGTCTGGAGATTCAAGTCGGCGACCACCGCCAGCATCGGCAGCGCAATCAGCCGACGAGCGGCCATCAGGTCTGCCTCACGTTCTTGGATAGCTGCCAGCAGTGCAGCGTCTGCACCCGTGCGCCGGTGGTGGCCAACGTCGACGTGGGCCATCTCGTGGGCCAGGACGCATCGGCGCTCGACCACAGTCAGCCCTTCGCGGATCAGGATCACTCGACTGCAGACTGACCAGTAGCCGTACATCCCTTCGGGCAGTGTCAGCACCCGCTCGAGCATCAGGTCAGTTCGGCTGGTCAGATCCGTCCACGGGTTCGGCCAGCTCTCGGGTATTCCGCTCCCGCGCCTTACGAGCGATCTGTTCGACCTCCCTAAGTGCGTCGTCGCTGACACCATCCCTGGATGATGCCGCACCAGGTAGGAGTTCACCCTCTTCCGTCACCCGTTGGAGTTGACGTTTCGCCCGATCGATTGTCGCCTGCGTTATGGAGGTCGGTCGGTTGTCGCCCTCGTCGCGCGCTCCGATGCCTGTCGGGCGGTCCTGGTCTTGCTGCGGTTCCTGCTGGGCTTCGCGGACCGCCTCCTTCTCCCTGAAAGCCGTCGACACTGTTTCCACCGACAGCGGGGTGATCAGCAGCAGCTTGCCTTTCAGGTCGTCCCATTGGATTCCTGACACCGAACCTGGCCCGTCGAACTCGTCGCTCGACGAACGTCTCCTTGCCGCCGTCCTTCGACGCGGCGCCCGAGCTGCATGCCCGGATCTCCCCGCCGTGCGGCAAATACAGCGCCGTCGCCGACTGATAGGTCCGCGCACCCGACGTTCCATCGAAGACACCCGGCCGATTCTCGACGCCCCACTCGATAACGAACGCCACCACCGAGAACGCCGCAGTGGCCTGGGATTCCTCGGTAGCTAGGCATTTGATCAGCGGCGAGGTGACCGGTCGGCCGACAGGTTGCTCATCCTCCGACCAGTGATCGAACCTCGCGTCACCGAACGCCTCGAAACAGACGATCCAGCCGGCCATCTCGGTCTTCGCGCGGCCCTTCGGCCGGGACAGGACCGACTCGTCGAAAACCTTGCGGCCCGTCGCCGGGTCCAATCGATAGGTCTCGACCAAGAAATCGAGCATCTCGTCGTCGACCACAGCCGGCAGGCCCTGCAAATCCCCAGGGCCATAGCAGCAATTCTCTTCGATCCACTCCGCCGCGAAATAGCCGAGAGAGCACGCTTGACCCTCCCATGAAGGGCGGAACACTACTGACCGACAGACCGCAACCGGGCACGCTCAGAAGCCGGCATATTGCCCGGAATCCGCGGACTGTAGGCGCCACGGGCGCCGCGCCGCTGCGGCTTCTTACCAGACACATCGTCCGGCAGGCGAAGCGCTGCAAGTAGCTGCTTCAGCAGGTTCGCGGTCGTGTTGGCCTTGTCCAGAGCCGAATTCACGACCAGTACGGAAGTCGCCTCATCCAGATCGGAGCGGAGAGTGCACCAGGCATCAGCGCCGCCACGGAGCAGCTCGTCGAGCTTGTCGAGTCGATCCTTCGCACGACACGCCTCGGTCAACTGGACCAACTGCGGCGCATCCAGCTCGTGAGCGTCGGTAATCGCCGTCCAGAGCGCCTGGCCGCCGGCAGCGAGATCGGGCATCTCCACGACAGCCTCCTTGGCTACTCAGGGTGACATTTCAGGGGTCCGAACTGCGAGACACCTCCCCGCCGGGTTACGGCCGGTCCGCGGCTCAGGGGTCACCCCCCACCTTTCACGATCCGGTCCGTCGCCAGCCGTAGTTGCAGCGTCGGCACTCCGGGAGGATGGGCGATCCCTCGCCGCCGTCGCGGATTGCGATTGAGTGTCCGCGGGTCTTTGGGTTGTCAGGGGTGAAGGGCTGGCCGCAGGTCACGCAGTGGGTCGCTGCCCGGTAGGTGGGATCTCTGGCGGCCCGTTCATAGGTGAGGTCGTAGCCGCGTTCCCGTTTGCTGGGCCGCTGCTTTTCGTGGGCTGCACGGCATTCGGGGCACCGGCCAGGGCCTTGGTGAAGTTCGGGACAGTCAGGGTCGGAACAGACAACCCAGCGGCTCACGACGTCAAATACCCGACGAGGTTGGGGTTGTCTCGTAGCACGGTGAGTGTTGGCGATTCCCATGCTCGGATGACGGACTCCTCGCGATCATCGCGGTCTTTGCCTAGGCCGTGCCAGTCACTGGCGCCCATGACGACCTCGGCGAGTGCGTGCATCACCTCATGCCACAGGGTGAGCCGCATGGTGTCGGGGCTCTGCTCGGGGTTTAGGGAGATGATGGTTCGCATCGGGTTGGTGTGGCCGTAGTCGCCAGTGCGTTGCGTCTCGTGCTCGGCGCGCATCCAGTCGTCGGGGTCGACGGTCACGGTGAAGGTGATTGTGCCGACCTTGATGGACGTGGGCATCTTCACCGCCATCGGTCGACTCCTCAGAAGTCGGGCCATGCCCCCGGAGAGTGACGCTCTCGCCGGGGTGCTTGATTGGGTGGCTGTTGGGAATGTTCCGCGGGTCACGGTGTGTTCACGCCGACCGGCTTTAGGGTGCAGACTCTCCAACGAGGACAGTCTGCCGTGTAGTTACACGCTTGTCAAGCACCCGGTGTGTTGGCCCATTCCTGCCGATAGTCAGGGTGATCGCTGTAGACCGAGGCGATGGCGCGGATTGTTCCGCACACGCCTCGCGGCCATCGGTCTTCGTCACAGAATGGGCAGGTCCATTCGTCGTCGCTCCGTAGCGGACTGTCTTCGGATACTTGCTGGATCTTGTGAATCTCCATGATTGCCCGCTTTGCTTTGCACTCGGCCAGGATGCGGGCCGGGTCGGTCTGCCGCATGATCGTCTCGTCCGGATTGAATTCGGTTGCGCCATAGTCGGCTCGGCCTGACTGAATATCAGCGGCGTCTGCCTCATCCTCGGCGATGCGGGCCAGCAAGAACTCGGTGATTTTCATCCTGTCATCGTCTCCCGGCTGAGGTTGTAGGCGAGCATCTGGGTGACCAGGTCGTCAAGCGGCTGCCCCCGGAACCAGGAGGCTGAGCAGGCAGCACAGACCACAGCCCGCACCAACCACTGATTGTCGGCGGTGTACCCGTTGTCGTCTTCGGGTCCGGTCCATTCGATGGTCAGGGCGGGGCGGCGGACTGTTTCGCCGTCTTGCCGGGCGGTGACGGTGTCGGCGCCGCAGTCGGGGCAGCGGACACCACGCGCCCAGCGTGGCCGGGTGGGGTTGAGCCTGAGCGCGGTGGTGGCCGCGTTGGTCCACTGCCGGATCTTGTCGGTCCACCATTCGAGGGCGTCGCCGTCGGTGTGTTCGGCGTCGAGCCGGGTGGCTAGTAGGCGGAGGTTGCCGGGGGTGTTGCGTCGGGTTTCGCCGGCGTGTTCCATGACGGCTTCGGACACGGTGGTGGTGATGTCGATGAGCAGTGACACGACGTCGGCGGAGATGGGTAGCCTGGCGCGTCCGCCTGCGCCTCCGGTGCCGGTGCCTTGGTAGGCGGTGGCGGCTTCCAGTTGTTCCCACAGCGATGGGAGGGTGTGCCATTCGGCGGTTCCGCCGTCTCGGTGCAGGCGGAGTCTTTGGCGGACGATGAGCTTGTCGATGGCTTTGTGCAGGTCGTCGATGCCGGCTGTCACCGCAGCAGGCCTCTGATGATGGTCGCCTGGTATTCGGCGAGGAACGCGGCGGACAGTTGTTCGGCGGCGGTGGGTGAGAAGCCGGCGCGTTCGAGGATGGCGCGGTAGCCGGCGCCGAGCGCGGCCATCGTTTCGAACTCCTCGGTTATCGCTTTGAGCATCGCGTCGGTCATGGTCATTCGTCCTCGGCCTTCCATGTGGCGTTGACGAGGATGTCCCAGCCGCGCCTGTCGTCAGGTTCGGCTTCGTAGGCTGCATCAGCTACAGCAGTGAAGATCGCGTCGGCGACGGAATCTCCAGCCATGGCGGGAACCTCCACGGTGATCACGTATGCACCGCTCGTGTTGTCGCATCCGCCGCAGGTGATCCGTGGGGCGTCAGTCATCGGTCAGTCCAAGCATCGGCAGCAGGTCCCGGCACCCGTGGCGGTACAGCACCGCCGCGCAGGCCAACCGCTCCGCGGCTGTGGTGGGTCCGCGGTTCCCGAGCGCCCTCATCACTTGGTCGCTGGCGGTTGGGTCGATCTGCCGGCCGACCCAGTTGGGTGGCTTGTCGTCGTAGAGGTCGGCGGTGGTGGTGGTCATGCTGCACCGACCTTGGTAGCCCAGGCGGCGACAGCCGGGGGGAGACTGTCGATGGTGTGACGGGCCAGGGTGGGGACGCTGTAGCCGGCGGCGAGCACGGCGCCGATGTGGGCGAGGGCGAGGGCGTCCGCTTCGTCGGAGTTGGCGAGGTCGACGTCGGGGAACAATTTGGACATGGCTACGGCGACGGCGGCTTTGTCGCCGCGTCCGGTGCCGGTGGCCCATTTGGCCCGGGTGGTTGGGCTGACCATGCAGACGGGGATGTCGCGTCGGTGTAGTGCGCTGACCACGGCCCACCATGCCCCGGCTCGATCCCAGGTGGATCCGCCGGGCTGGCCGTGGCTCGGTGCTTCGATGACGATCTGGTCGTCGTCGCCGATGTCGGCGAGTATTTGGCCAGCCATCCGGTGAATTCGAAGGGCTCGGTCGGTGAGGGTGTCACCGCGTTTGCCGGTGCTGGTGATGTGCCAGGTGTAGGCCTGCCCGTCGGGGTGGATGCGGGCTAGACCTGTGCAAGTCAAAGAGAGATCCAGGCCAACGATGCTCATGGGGTCTCCGTTTTCTGTTTCAGGGGGTGGACAGGGGGGTGGCGGCCAGGGGTGGACACAGGGGTGGACAGGGGTGGACAGGGGTGGACATGTCCACCCCTGGCATGATGCTTCTCCTTCTCTTGTGCTTACCGTCGCCCGGGATTAGGCGACGGAAGATGTTGGGCCGGAAAGGATCTCGGCCTTGCGTGCCGCGCACAGCGGCACAACAAAGTCGGACGGCACACCGGCCTTGACAGCCCAGTGGTAGACGTCCACTAGCGCCGGTATCGATGTGGACGCTGCGATGGCCCGCAGGATCCTGTCCGGCACCTCCTGCCGCTTCGCTGCCGCAGCGGCCGGCGCATCGTCCATCTTCGCGAACGTCAACGGCTGCACCAGGTTCTTGTGCTTGCGCCACTGCCGCACCCACATCGCGTGCTGCACCGCCTCCCACCCGGCAGCAATGTCAAGCTCATGCAAAGTGCAGGTGCCGGTGCCAACCGGCAGGTGAATGACGACGGCCCTGTCCTGGTCGACGCTGATGGGCTCCCGATCACCGGTTGCCGGGTGGTAGATGACGCCGCGGGAGTAGATGGCCAACTGCATCGCAATGGACGTCTGACCGAAGGTGACGGCATGCCGACCGGTCTTCAGATCCATCACTCGGACGATGCCGGTCTTCCGGTGCCTGCCGATAACGTCGGCGGTGCCGGCGATCTGCAACTCGTCCAGCACAAGGAACCGTTCGGCGGCAAGGACTTCCCAGTCCTGCATAGCAGTCCGGTAGGCGTCAATGTCGCTCTTCAGTGTGGCGGGTATCTTCGGGTCGCGGCCGGCGTTGATCTCCTCCACGAACTGGTGTAGCGCGGTGCCTAGGTTGGCGGCGGCGCCGGACGCGGCGGCGTCCATCGAGTCGGCGCAGATCTGATCCAATGCCCGCTTGGCGGCCTTCTCCTCTTCGGTGTGACCGCGGTCGATGGCCGACTGCAGCGCGGTGGCTTTCGCGGCGGCCAGCGCCACCAGGTCGGGACGGGAGGACAGCCCAGCGGCGACCTGCCGGAGTTTCCACAGCTCCAGGTTGTAGCGGTCGTCGAGGGTGTCAGCGACGGTGGTCGCACGGGTGTAGGCGATGGGTTTGCCGCCGCCCGGCGGGACGACCATTGGTCTGCCGTAGCGGTCCCTTGTGATTCCAGTTGCGCCGCCGGGCATGGCCGGAGCATCGAACAGGTCGGTCATGATGCCGCCGTCCCGAACTGCTTGCGGATCGAGTAGCCGTAGCGCCTGTCGGTCTCACCGCGCATACCCTCCGCGACAAGCACATCCCCGAGCGCGCCGAAAAGTTCCAGCGCCGCAACGGGCCCGCAGTTGTCGTCCTGCAACGCCATCGCCAGCAGGTCACCGGCGGGTTGGTGCATTGACACGTGGATGGTGCCGCCCTTGCGGACCGCGTTGATCTGGGCGGAGTCGCCGAAGTGGAGTTCGGTGTAGCTCACGACGGCACCTCGTCGTCGTCGAGGTAGGCCAAGCGGTCGTCGGCGAATTGGGTTCCGACGGCCCAGCCGACGAGGGCGGCGAGGGCGCAGGCGCCGCCCAGCCACAGGATGACGGTGACCGGGTTCATCGGGTCCGCCTGGTGGTCATGGCGTACAGCAGCGCCGGGGTGGGGATTGCGTGGTCGCTGCGGGCATGCCTCGGTGGGCGCGGGGCGTATTGGGGGAGATTCGACGGGCTGAAACCGCGGCGCTGTTGCCCGCCGGCGGCGGCTCGTAGTGCGCACAGCAGCGGCAAGGTGGGGAACTCGAGGTCGCCGCGGGCATGGGCTGGGGGGCGCGGGATGATGCCTCCGGTGGCGGACCGGGGGACGCGTTCTGCGTTGAACATGGCGAGTAGGGAGCGGGGGTGGATAGGCCGCGGGCGGTGGACGTAAGTCAAAAGCCGGCGGAGGATTCCGCGCCGGCGTCACCAAAGGCGGACGAGTCATACAACTCCGACCACCTGACGCAATACCTGTCGCCTACACCATCGACCCGACAGTCGAGGCCGACTTCTGGCAGGCCCGGCTGATCCACGAACACATCCAGCAATTTGCCCGGTCCCGGCGTACCGCGCCATGGGCTGTCCTCGGTGCCGTCCTCAACCGCGTCAGCGCTGCTGTAGAGCCCGCCACCGTCCTACCCCCCCTCATCGGGGGTGAAGGGTCGCTGAACCAATTCATCGCGTTGGTGGGCCGCTCAGGGGGCGGGAAAGGTGCAGCGGAAGCCGCAGCCGCAGATGTGATCGACCTGCCGGCCACCAAGAAGGCCGGCATCGGCTCCGGTGAGGGCATCCTCCACCAGTACGCCAAATATCACCCCCAGACGAAAACCGAACCCGGCGGGGTCGAGCAGCACACCACCCGCGTCGTGTTCACCGCAGCTGAGGTTGACCAGCTATCGGCACTCAAGGGCCGCACCGGGTCCACCCTGCTCCCGATGCTGCGCGACGCCTGGTCCGGCGCCCAGCTGTCATTCGCCTACGTCGACGAGACGAAGCGGCTGCACGTCGACACCCACGCCTACCGCTTGTGCCTGACCGTCGGTGTGCAGCCCGGCCGGGCATCCGTCCTCCTCGATGACGTCGACGGCGGCACACCACAGCGTTTCCTGTGGCTACCCACCACCGACCCCGACATCCCCTCAGTGGCGCCGGACAATCCCGGACGTTGGGGTAGCTGGCGGATGCCGGACCTACCCACTGTTGATTTGTTCACCGGGCGTCGACCCATCACGGTTTGCGACGAAGCCGTCGCCGCCATTGACGCCGCCGCTGTCGCTCGACACCGCGGAGACGGCGACGCCATCGACGGACACGCCTTGTTGTGCCGTCTCAAGGCCGCCGCCGCGCTCGCCGCGCTGGACGGCCGGCTAGAAGTTCGGGGTGACGACTGGGCACTGTCGCAAGTCCTGATGGCCGTATCTGATGCCACCCGCGACACAGTGCGGCGGCAGCTGTCCAAGGTCTTCGCCGACGCCAACAGGGCCAAGGGCAGGGCTGACGGCGAGCGGGCCGTGATGGCTGACGAAGTGAGGGATGAGGCGGCCCTTCACCGGGTGGTCGAGGCCATCCGCCGGGCTCTCGCCGGCGGCCCGTTGTCCCGCGCGAAGGTCCGCAAGACGATCAACAGCAGAGATCGGGAGTACTTCGAGGCGGCGCTTCGGGCGTTGATTTCGGTGGGCGATATCACCGAGACAGAAGCGGACAACGATGGCATTCCGGGCTCGATTCTGGGGTGGTCGAAATGAGGCGCAGGGGTGGACACAGGGGTGGACATGTCCACCCCTGTACTCCAGGAAAAACAAAATCCGATTACACAGAGTCATGACATATCGGACAAAGGTTACAAATATCTTCAATATACGAAGCGTGCGCGAAGGAGCCAAAAAGCCGGGGGGAAGCTCCTTGTCGCCGCGTTTCTTCTGCCACTCGGCAAGCTTGTAGCTCGCCAGGTCTGTCGGAAACTGCTGCATGGTGAAGTGGCCGTCGTAGTCGTCGTGCGTCGTCAGGTACGTCGACAAGCCGTGGTCCGGGGAGATCGACGCCTCGAAATACTCCAACGCCAACGCTAATAGGCGATCTCGATGGGTATAGGTCACCCCGTCGCCGATGCCCCACATTTTCAGCATGGGCCACCGCTGCCGAGTGGCCGTCCGAAGCGCCATCACAACGCCGAAGTTCCAAGGGCGCGCTAGGACTTCGGCGAGGAAGGGGCATCCGGCTCCGGCCGACTCAGCGACGCCTTCTGCATCGTGCCCTCGACAAGCATCCATTGGGATTCAAGAATGCCCTTACGGATCTTGCGGACACCCTCGCGGGTCATGATCGGCTCGGCCGGGATCTCGACAGTATCGAGATCGACGACATCCTCACCGCCCTGCCAGATCCCGACGATGCATCGGGTCAGCAGCAGCTCGGCCGGGTCCAGCGACTCGTCCTCTTTGAACAATCCCTGCAGCCATTCGTTGTCTTCAACGTTGTTCGCCCGAACGACGATGGTCTTCTTCCCGCCGCCGGTCGGGTAGACAGTGACCTTGGCCAGCGGTGGCCGGCCAATCCACGCATCGAAATCGAACAGATCGGCGGGGGTCGCCTTGGTAGGCATGGGTTCTCCTCGGGTGATGGTGGGTGATGGGTGAATGGAGAGACCCGGCGGACGCGTTCACCCAACACGCCCGCCGGGCCGATTGATTGATCAGGCCGCGATGACACCGAAGCCTGCGTCGCCGCGCTGCAGGAAACCGATCTCGACCTTCTCCGTTTCCCCATTTGGGGCGGTGAGGGGATTGACCTTGGAAACCATGTACTTGAAGTACACGTAGTCCTGGCCGATCGCGACGGCGGTGTCCTCTGGGACGCCGGGCCGCAGGGCGATGTAGCCCTCCTCGCGGGGGACGAAGATCTTCGTCGGATCGGTGGCGGACAGGGTGCCGGTCGCGGTGCGATCTCGGCGCATGGTCGCGTTGCCCTCATAGTTGTCCGTGGTGGGAATCTGCGACTTCCCCTTGTCCTTGTAGGACTTCTCGTCGATGGTGTCCGGGTCGGTGAACTGGAAAGTCGAAGATCCGACGACGAGGGCGCCGGCAATATCGGTGCCAGCTGCCCACTGAGTCGCAGTGATGGCTGCGAGGTTGGCGGGAATACTGGTACCCTTGAAATAGCGGGCCGCGGTTCCCTCGTCCTGGAATGTCATGGTCATGGCGGGTCACTTTCCCTTCGGTGCTGGCTTGGGTGCTGGCGTGCTGACTGCGGTGGTCTTCGTGGGTTCCTTTTCCGCTGCGGCGTCGATCGCCTTACGAATGTCGGACCCGCTTTGCGCGTATTTCGTCACAGCGCATCCCCTTTCCAAGGGCGTGAGAAAACGAACCGAACAGCCGGACGGCAGTCGGTTGGCGGGTGAAGTTTTCAGGTGATGGTGGTGGAGAAGTCGGCAACGAAGTAGGCGCAGTTGCCTATCTGCTCGTCGGCGCCCATGAAACGCGTCAGATCGTTGGTGAATGCCGAGCAGCGCTTACCGTCGATCACTGGGCGGACCTTCGTTAGGATCGACTCGCACCGCTCGGCAAGCCACTCCGCATCTCCCACCGGCTCACCGGTGGAACCGTTCGGCACAACGGCTGTGATGGTCAGGCGGACACCGGCACGGCGGTCGTCGGCCTTGCCTCGATACGTGTCGGAGAACCGGCTCCCGGTCAGTGGAGTGACCACGACGAACCGCCTAGGGGTCACCGTGTCGATCACCCGGCCGGGGTAAACCTTCACCGGTGGGTTGGTCGGGAGGGATGCCGTCAGCAGTGCCACCGTGGCGTCCATCAGGCTCACCGGAACAGCCCCGCCACGATCTCGCTGACGTACTTCTCCAAATTGTCGCCCTCCGGCTCCAAAGCCGGCAGCAGGAACGGCCGACCACCAGGCAGGCTCGGCGTGCCGAACTCGAAGATCGCGCCGCCCTTACCGCGAGTCTCAATGACTGCGGCGATCTCATCGCCCGAGTCCTCGATCTCGAACGTGATGTCGTCGGTGTGCAAGTGTTTAGGCGCCAACCCGACCGCGGTCTTCTTCACGTTCAATGCACCCTTGAACACCGTCTTACGGACCTCGCCAGCTATCTCCGACCCGGCCCGGTGAAACATTGCGGCAACATCATCGGCGTCACTCATCCGGTGATCACCTGCACCTCGTACCGGGCGAGCACGATGAAATCACCGCCGGGCAAACTGGCCACGATCAACTCACGGCCAACGTTCGCCGCGGTCGGGGAATCAGTGATCCTGATGCTGTCGCCGGCCAGGAACGACGGCGCCGACACAGACACCGCGAACGTCGGACGCTGCACGATAACGACATCGCCACCCACCGGCGCCTGCGATCCTGCCGATGGCATTTTCAACCATCCTGGCCCGGAGTAGATCTGTTCCGGAACGCCGGGAGTCTCAACGCCCGTCTCCGGGTCACGGGGACCGGTCACAGGACTGGGCCTGGTGACCACGCACAAGTCGTGCAGCAGCTCACGCTCGGCTGCCGCCCGACCCTCCTGCAAAGTGCTCAGGGCGGACATCAGATCTCGCCGTTCGTCACTAGTCGGACTGAGCTGAACCGCCGCTGCGTCGCGCTGCGGAGCAAGTCGCCCCAGTCGCTGACTGCGATGTACAGGGCGCCGGACGCCAGCGCGGCATCCCGCGAGAAGCTATACTCCCCGGAGATGGACTCCTGCGATCGGCCGTCAGGATTCCGGATCACCCTCACGACCGCCCACACCTCTGCCCGCTCGACAGCAGAGCGCCTGATGGTCGGCGGCACCGCGTTGATTCGATCCAGAAGGTCAGGAATCCGCCCGAGGATCAAGTCCTCGGCATCCTCCAGAAGTACGGTGGCCCACGCCGTTTCAGCGACGGTGAGATCCCGGGGGATACGGCTCTGGACATCCGCTACAGCAGCTAGAGCCACAGCGATCACCTCACTCGTCCTGGCACGGACCCTCAGGCAACATGCGTTTCATTGATCAGCGGTACTGCCTTGCCGGGCAGCAATGCGTCCCAATTGGCCCGCACGAGCTGCGCTGGCACCTGAGACGCCGGGGTCAGATTCACCGTGGAATCCTTGGCGTTCGCGACCTGATCCGGTGAACACAGACGCACCCGCCGCGGCGGCATCATCCGACCCCGGCGGTACATCAGGACTTGCCGCGCTGATTCTCCGGCGTCGGCTTGCCGGACGTCACACCGGAGAGGGTGTAGTTGTCGTTCGGCGTCGAGTCCGGATCGGTGCCGAAGTAACCTTGCTCTTCGGCCTCGTCGAACTTCGCCTGCACCTCGGCCTGGCCGGCGTCACTCTTCTTCGTTTCCACCATGTTGCCGTCCCACCTGGTGCCCTCGCCGTAGGCTGTCGCCTTGTCTGAGGAGTACCAGCCGACGATCCGCTCGGGCTCGTAGTCATCGTCGGTGCTGGTCTGGGTTACGTTCAGGGTAGGACCGCCCACCGACGAGGCTGGAAACAGGATGGCTGTCTAATGGCTACCGATGTCGCCCGCTCAAACTATGAAATGAAGAAGCCCGCCGCCTGTCTGTGCAGGTGGCGGGCTGTTTCACTGTGTGCGCCCGGAGGGATTCGAACCCCCAGTCTTCTGATCCGTAGTCAGATGCCTTATCCGTTGGGCCACGGGCGCAGGTGCTGCTGTTCAGTTGATCTTCCGCGGAAGCGGAGGGATTTGAACCCTCGGTGCCCTTGACGAGCACAACACATTAGCAGTGTGTCCCATTCGGCCGCTCTGGCACGCTTCCCCAGTGCCACCGTAAGGAGGCCACCGACCGCTCAGGTTACCCGGCGGAGCGCATACGGCGCAAAGCCGCTGATGCGGCCTCGCGGACCTACGAGCGAGGCTTCATCCCCGACCGCGCCGCCGCCAGGAAGCTATCCAGCGCGGCCGGATCAGCCAGGGCGTCCTTGGATACCGCCTTCTCGACGGGCGTGCCGGCCAGGATCCGCTTCACCGGCACCTCGCACTTCTTGCCGTTGAGCGTCCGCGGGATCGACGTCACCTCGATGACCGACCCGGGCACGTGCCGGGGCGACAGGTCAGAACGGATCGACGCCCGGAGTCTTCCTGCCACCGCGGCAATGTCGTGACCTGCATCCAGCACCAGGAACAGCAGCAGGTCCCCTTCGCCGGCCGAGCCCGACGTGTCGATCACCAGCGAGTCGACGACGCCTGGTTCGGACTCGACCACCCGGTAGAACTCGGCGGTGCCCATCCGCACTCCGCCCCGGTTCAGGGTGGCGTCCGAGCGGCCCTCGATCACGCA